TACTCCGTTGGAGTTTGAAACTTGCGGGTTTCAAACCTTAAGCCCCTAAAAATCAGCGTTTCAAGCACTGCTGCTTTTTACTGTGCCCTGATTTGTGCCCTGATGTTAAAAAATACATTGTTTATGGAGCGTATTTTTTCAGGCGTGATCTCGGCTTTGTAGTAGTGCTTGTCGCTGATTTGGCTTGAGTGCCCTGCCAGCTCTGCGACCAAATCTTTGTTTATGCCCGAATTGCGCAAAAGCGAAACGAACGTGTGCCGTGTCGCATACAGCGTTTTGTATTTGACCCCTATTCTTTCAAGTAAAGGCTTGAAATACATCCTTGTCAAGCTCCCGCCCTCCTTGAACGGCTCGCCTTTTCTTGTCGGGAATAGCCACTCACTTTTGCTATCGTAGCCTTCTAGCATATCAGCCAAATATTCGGGTATTACGGCTATCCTATCGTGATTTTTTGTAGCTCCACCGGTGCTTACTTCTCCCCTTACGATCGCTCGCCGCACAAAGATGATATTTCGCTCTAGGTCGATGTCCTCCCATTTTAGGGCGATTAGCTCGCCAGTGCGTAGCCCTGTTGCAAATGCTACGTGTAGAAATATGGCGAACCAGCCCGTAGCCGATCGTAAAATCTTACTCATTTCGTCGATCGTGTAGGGCTCTTTTTTGTTGATTGTGACGCGGAAGTTGTCGACCGAAGCGCAAGGGTTTTTCGGCACAATATCATTTAACACGGCCTTATTAAGGGCGAAATTTAACAAAGTTTTCGCTCTGCGCACCGTAACCGTTGAATATTTTTCCAATAGCGCGTTTTGCCATTTTTCAATATCAATAGGCTTTATGTCTGCCATATTGAATTTGGAAAAATATGGCGCAATAAGCCGTTTTGTCTTTGAAATATACTCGTTTTGGGTAGTTTCGCTTCGCTTGTGTTTGGACAGCTCCAGCATTTCAAGCAAAAATGCCTCAATGCTTAAATTGGCTTCTTTAGACTTTTCTCTTTCGTCAATTTTCTGTAAAAGAACGCTCCAGTAATTACGCGCGATCCAGCGTAAATTTTCGCTAGTCGCGCTTTTACCGGTAGAAAATCTGTACCTTATTTTGTTTATCGTGCCAAAAACATAAATAATGCCATTTCGCACTTTAAACCCGCCGCTATTTTTCATTGTATCTCCTTAAAATTTTAAGGGCGGCAGTTTGAGACAGCATTATTTTACCATTCTCTAGCCAAAATTCAGTCTGCGGCTCTAAATTTGACTTGACGTATGCCGTGATCGTTTGGCGGCTTTTGCCCGAAACGTCGCAGACGTAAGATAACGGCACGCATTTTGGCAGGAGCAAGGAAACGGTATTTTTCATTTCAAGAATTAGACTTTTAAGCTCCAGAAATTCGCTCATCTCTACTCCTTGACTTGATTTATCGTGACGATCACGCGGTTAAGCCGCCCGTCGTCAAACTTCTCTATCTCGCGCGCTATCCACGCTATTTTGGCGCGGCGCGCGGTTTCGGCTTGTGCGATCTCGTTTTGGCGTTTGCAAAATTCGTCAAGCTCGGCTAGGGCGGCTTTTTCTTTTTCTCTATCAGGGCTACTCATTTCTCATCCTTTATCCTAAACCCAAGCGCGTAAAGCGGGGCGATTTCTACGCTCTCGCCGACAAATGCCTGCGCCTGCGCTCTCGTCATTCTCGTTTGGCTGATATGCCAGCCATCGGACATTTTGAATTCCCAATACCAAAGTACGTCATCGACGCTTATGTATTTGCCTTCGTAGAGAAAAATTTTAGTATCTATTAGTTCCGCGATGTTGCCTAGCTGCTTAGATATGAAATGCTTGTTTAAATTCTTATCAATCGTTACTTTTTTTGCGGGCCTAACGCGATATTCAAAACTATTCCAATCCCAAAGCGGGTGTTTTATCTCGCTCCAGTCATTCGCGCCCTTGTCGGATACTTCTATCGTCTCGCCCCGCGCGTAGGCTTGCATTACTTCGATCTTTTCTTCAGTCGTCATTTTCTTATCCTTTCTATCGTTTCTTTTATTTCTTTTACGTCCTCTATCCAGGACTTGTACGGCTCACGGTTCGCGCCGTAGGCTAAATCTATCTTTAGCTTTAGGCTATCGAGCCGCTTTTCAAGCGTGGCTAGCTCCTCGATTATCGCTCGCAAATCGTCTGCTACTTCTTTCATCATATGTTCTCAATGTAAAAATACGCTAGGCGTTGGCTATCCTCCGCCTCTTTGCGATATTTGGTATCGTAGCTCTTGTTTGCGATATACATTATTTTCTCCTTGTTGAGTGCGTAAAACTCGGCTAAGATCGGTGCTAGCCTTTGCCCCTTGCGTTCGTTTGGCGCGAAACGCAAATAAATCAAATCGCAGGCTAGTTGTGGGGCTGTCGTGCCGAAGTTTTCCTTGCGAACGTAGGCTTTGTTTTCTAGCGCAGTTATCTGCACGTCTATGCGCTTTTTGTGCTCGTAGTAGTATCTAGCAATCGGCGTCATTGCCGCCAATAGCTCATCGATAAATTTGCTCGCTTTTTTGTTTATGAATAGTCCTAGCTCCTGCGAGCTATCCCTTTTTAGATAGCTATACGCCATTATGAAAATAGCGGCGTCTTTTAGCTCGTTGGTAGTCATATTTTGCCTTTTACGGGTTGCCGATACGGCTTATTATGCCGCGTAGCCTGCGGTCTTTGCTCGTCATCGTCTTGGCGTTTAGCGCAGCTTGCGCGCTTTCTTTGACTTTTCGCAATATTTCCGCCGCGTGAGAGGGCAAAACTACTTTTTTACGTCGTAGCCTTGTAATCTCCTCTTGCGCCGCTTTTAGTTTTTGCTCTAAATCGTTCATAACCGCCCCCCTAAAATGGTATCGTTTCGTCACCATTTTCATCGCCGACGTCGACATCAATGTCTATCACACGACCATAGTCGGGGTCGTAGTCGTCGGCAGGCGGTTTTTGCTGCTGCGGCTTCTTAGGCGCGCTTTGTTGCGGACGCTGATTTAAATAGCCGCCTTGCTGATAGCCTTGATTACTTTGCTTCGGCTCGCCTAGCATTTCCATATTCTCGACGGCTACCGTGTGCTTTGAGCGGTTTTGCCCGTTGTTGTCGGTCCATTGGTCGAATTTTAATCGCCCCTCGATCAAGAGCTTTGAGCCTTTGGAGAGATACTGATTAGCTATCTCCGATAGCTTACCAAAAAACGTTATGTCGATAAAACACGTTTCTTCGCGCTTCTCTCCGTTTAGCGTGTATTTTCGGGTTACGGCAATGCCGGAGCTGCCTATCGCCGCGCTGTTTTGGGTGTAGCGCAACTCAATATCGCGCGTTAAATGTCCGACTAAAACTATTTTGTTAAACATTTTTAATTTCCTCTTTAAATTCTTGTAGATATTTTGGCTCAAAGCCGTTTTCAGCCATTACCAGCTCGATAAAAGCAATATGAGCTAGCATATCGTGAGTGGTTAGTTTTCTGTAGCTAAAGGGCTTGCCGCCCTTTTCACGCGGGTAGTCGAAGTCCAAAACCTTTAAAAGCTGTTTTAGCGTATCGTGCGTGAGATAAAAGGGGCGCAGGGCTAGTTTATGCTCGCGTATTTGCAAATACCTAAGCGCACCCAGCTCTCGCAACACTACGCCGTGCATAAAGCGGTTAAACCGCGATGAGATAATCACGCCGTCCTCACGCTCCAGCTAACCGACCCTGCTTTTATATACTCACTAGGAATTACCGCGCCCGTATGCTCGCAAAACGCTTTGTAGTCGTAGCGTTCTTTGTATTCGATCTTGCTAATGGTTAGCCCGTATACTTTCATTTCTACGCCCGCGGCCTTTTCTATCGCTCTATCTTTTAGAGCTTGTAGCTCGTCCTCGATCTGCTTTTTCCGCTCGGTTAGCTTGGCGATATTCTCGCTTAGGCTTAGCCACTCCTCGTCAGGGGCGGCGTCTTTATACGTCTTTTCAAACTCGTTCCACGCCTTGATTAGTTTTTTAATAGCCTTTTCGTCGCGCTCAACTTCTACGTATTCGCATTGCACTTCAAAATCCTCGTCTATGTAGCCCACGGCAAATATACATTTTTTAGCCTCGCTCACGTAGTATTGGTGCTGTATTTGCCAAAAGTATTTTTCGCTAGGCTTGCCGTTTTTGCGTAGATACTCTAGCTCGGCGTCGCTAAATTTGATCTCGCAAAACGTGTCCGTAAACACGTCGTATCCGTCAAGGCTAGCCGAAAATCTAGGGTCGGCGTCGCTTTGCATTACGACGGGCGAGAGGTCTAAATTTAGCTTCTCGTTTAATATCGCCCTTATTTTCGGCTCGTATTCTTGCCCGCGCTTCATGGCGCCCGATTGAAAAACTTGTTTGTCTTGATACTTGATTTGCGCTAGTTGGTAGGGCTTATTAAAGCCCACGCCCATAACGTCGCCCGCCTCGCTAGCGTTGAATTTACCTTTGCGGTATTCTAGCCACTCGGGGGTATTTTGAGTTAAATTTATTATCATCGTTTATCCTTTATGCGCTTTGTTGGGCTTGCTGCATTTGTTCAAGCTTTTTTAGTAGTTGCCCGCGCACTTTTTCATACGGTAGATTTGCAAAAGCTTTAACCTTATATGCCGCTACTATTGCGTCGGGGTTGGTGTTTGTTATTTCGCACAAATGCCCTAAGTCGGCTAACTGATCGGCGTTTAAAAACGTCGGCTGTTTTTGCGGCTGCTTGTTCTGCTTTAGCTCGTCATCGTGAGTATTCGTGGCGTCCGCGTCTTTTGTGTCGTCGATAGCAAAAAGCCCGTTTAGGGCGTATTTGCGCGCATAGCTCGACGCGCTACCCGTGATCTGGCTTTCGTCCATACCTTTTTTTGTTTCCGCCTCTCTAGCAAAGCCCGCCACGCTTATTTCGCCATCTTTACCTCGTAGTGTCGCCGTAGCCTTGACGTATATGCGGCTTGCCACCTGCGTTATTTCATCGCTTATTGTTAGCGCGACGCCGTATTTTTCTAGCAGAGGTTTAACCGCTTCGGTTATGTCCTCACAACTTCTGTATGAATACCCGCCAAATTTGTTAAATTGGCTTTTTGGAGCTTTTAGCTCACATTGGATTTTACTTAGTATCTCGATCATTTTCCCCTCTTTCGTGATATTTAGCCTGCACCGCAAGCCCTAAAAACTGCATTATAAGGCTGAGCTTTGAGTTAGCCATCTTTGCCAACTCCACGATGTGTGCCGCGGTTTGGCCGATGTAGCCGTCAAATTCTCGCGCGAAGTCGTCTTTAAAGCGTGCTATCTCGTCTTGCGTCATCTCTGCCCCCTAAATGATTTTACGCGAGCTTCAAATTCGCGCATTGTTTTGATACTCTTTGTCCTTAGTCTGTCTTTGTTTTTTAGATATTTTTTGTAGTTTATGCCCATCATATCGCTATCCTTTCGTATTCGTCTGTGATAATTTTAAACGGCTCTAAAATTTGAGCTGTCGTCTTTTCTATCCTAGCCTTGTATTCCTCTTTGATTTTGCGCCGGTCCGATAGCAGTTCCTCTAACATTTCGCCGACTTTCTCGTTCGGATATTCGCTCAAATACTCGCGGATGCATAAAACTACGTCCGTGTCGTCCTCGTATTCAAAGAGGCTATCAAGTCCGCCGTAAATATCATCCTTGTCGGTTCGCTCGCAAATCTCTTGCATATACTCTTTGATTTTTGCTTCGGCTTTTTCTTGTGTCATTTCTTATCCTTTTAAATTTAAAAACCTGATATTTTTGATTAACCGTTTCGAGTTGTTTCCTTTTTGGAAATAACTCATTAGCCGCCTAAATAACCTAAATAGCCGCACGGCTTATCCTTTCTCG